ATGGTTAAGAATGAGCTTTATCATCATGGTATCCTCGGCCAGAAGTGGGGAGTGAGACGTTTTCAGAATAAAGACGGCACTTTGATTCAGGCTGGTAAAAATCGCCGTAAGAAAGAAGATACTGAAACTGATCAGGTTGCTAAAGGAAAATCGTTCGTAGAACGCTATAGCAATCAGAAAATATCTCAAATGGGAAAAGCCAGTGGAGCCGGTGAAGAACTAGCTGTACAAGCAATCGCTTATACCACCGCCATTGCAACAATGTACGGCATATCGAAGCTTAGTGAACATTTTTCGAGAAAGTCTAAAATGAAAGAACTTGATGAATACAACAAGACTAAAGACATCAAGAGTTTTAGCGATGCTCCGAGATTATCTCAAAAGATGAGCGCAAAAGATAGCATGAAGCATACGAATCCAGATTATCCATCTGAAGGAACGACAATGAACTGTACTTTCTGTACAACGGCAATGGCTTTGAGAGAAAAAGGATATGATATAAGAGCGAGAAAGGTTAAAGGCGATGGTTTTTATGCTGATGATCTTTTTAAAGCAACTTTTAATTCTTCCGAAATTAAGATGCCAAAGCGAAGCAAACCAGATGATGTCTTAAAGACGTTAGCTTCCAACGGAAATGGAGCTTACGGAAATTTAACAGTTATATGGACTCTCGGAGGCGGTCATAGTGTATTCTGGAAGAATGAAAATGGAAAGACACATATTTACGATGGGCAATCAGGAGAGGAAATTACTAGCTCAGCCTCGGCTACGAGAAATTTTATGAGTTATGTAAATCTTCGCAATGTTAAGTATAATAGACTTGATAACTGTAAGCCAACAGAGTATGCTTTAGCTATCGTTGAAAGAAATGATAAGTAAGGAGGCGATATCTATGACAGTAAAAGAAGCTGTTGCTATCTTAACTAAAAAATATCCTGGAAGAGTTGTTCTTGGGTATTGGGAAGATGGCGATGATTACATTTTTAATACAAAACCTATCAAAGCTATTCGTGGACTTGCTGCACCCGGACAGTTTGTCGTTACAAAAGACGGAGATGTTTACGGAACAAATCCTATGCGGCATAATCTTGATCCTAAGGCGATGAAGAAAATTTGAGAAATTAAGAGGTAAATAAAATATGGCGTTATCGAATACTGCCGTTCCTAAATACTACGGCATGTTTCGAGATGCCGTACTCGGAGGTAGGATTCCAATCTGTCACGAGATAGAAATGGAGATGCAACGCATTGATGAGCTGATTGCAGATCGTGGAATCTATTATGATGATGAAGCTGTCGAAGGGTGGATTCGTTATTGTGAAGGTGAACTTACACTTACCGATGGGTCTGACCTAGTCCTACTTGATTCATTTAAACTATGGGCAGAACAGATTTTCGGATGGTACTATTACGAAGAAAGAAGTATCTACGAACCAAACCCTGACGGACATGGCGGACACTATATCAATAAATGGATAAAAAAACGGCTTATCAACAAACAGTATCTTATTGTTGGAAGAGGTGCTTCTAAATCATTATATGAGTCCTGTCTTCAGAGTTACTTTCTTAACATTGATACATCAACAACCTATCAGATGACTACTGCTCCTACCATGAAGCAGGCAGAGGAAGTGATGTCCCCAATACGAACAGCTATCACTCGTTCGAGAGGTCCGTTGTTCGCTTTTCTCACAGAAGGTTCTTTGCAGAATACCACCGGTTCAAAAGCAAATCGTGTGAAACTTGCCTCCACTAAAAAAGGAATTGAGAATTTTCTTACAGGGTCGCTTCTCGAAATCCGTCCAATGTCAATCGACAAGCTTCAGGGTATGAGACCAAAGTTTGCTACGATTGATGAATGGCTTTCTGGAGATGTAAGAGAAGATGTTGTTGGTGCTATTGAACAAGGTGCATCCAAGGTTGATGATTGGCTTATTGTTGCGGTGAGTTCTGAAGGTACCGTTCGTAACGGGAGCGGTGATACGATCAAAATGGAATTGATGAAGATTCTGAAAGGAGAATACCGCGACATCCATACTTCTATATGGTGGTATAAACTGGATTCTGTTGATGAAGTCGGCAATCCTGATATGTGGCAGAAAGCAAATCCTAATCTTGGTGTTACTGTCACCTATGACACATACCAAAGAGATGTGGAAAGAGCTGAAAATGCTCCTGCGGCGAGAAACGATATCCTTGCAAAACGTTTCGGTCTTCCGATGGAGGGATACACATACTACTTTACATATGAAGAAACTCTTCCGCACCGTAAACGTGAGTACTGGCAAATGCCCTGTTCTATGGGTGGCGATTTATCACGAGGTGATGACTTTTGTGCATTTACGTTTCTATTTCCTATTTCTGGTGGAGCATTTGGTGTCAAAACAAGAGCTTATATTTCTGAGCTAACTCTTATGAAACTTCCAGCAGCATTAAGAATCAAATATGATCAATTCATAAAAGAAGGCAGTCTTATCGTTATGGAAGGCACTGTTTTGGATACAATGTTGGTTTATGAAGATCTTGATGAATATACTGTTAAATGTGGGTATGACATCCGTTGCTTTGGGTATGACCCATACTACGCTAAAGAATTTGTTGAGCGTTGGTCTTCTGAGAATGGACCATTTGGTATTGTAAAAGTTCCACAAGGGGCAAAAACAGAATCTGTTCCTTTAGGAGAGTTGAAAAAGTTATCCGAGGAACGGATGTTGCTGTTTGATGAAGAACTTATGACTTTCTGTATGGGAAACTGCATCACATTAGAAGATACCAACGGAAACCGGAAATTGTATAAGAAACGTGGCGACCAAAAGATCGACACAGTGGCGGCAATGATGGATGCATATATAGCATACAAACTTAACAGAGATGCTTTTGAGTAATCTTTGATGAAATGGTAGAACCGACATCGGTTCTTTTTTTTATGTTTAAAAACGATAAGGAGGTGAGTGCATTGTCTGAGCTTAAACACCATGGAATTATCGGACAGAAATGGGGTATTCGACGAACACCGGAGCAGCTTGGGAATCTTAGCAAGAAGGATTCAAAATGGATTGCAAAAAAGAGCGATAAGATTACGGCGCAAGCTGAGAAGAAGACTTCCAGAGAACTTAACAAGTATGCTGATGAGCTAATGAAGAACCCTAACGCAGTTACAAAGTCCGGTAAACTGAGTGCTGCGACTATAACCGCATATAACCGGAGGAAAGCTGAACTTATGAGCCAATCGGTATCAAGTTTGCGTTCTCCGTCTGGAAAAGTTATCCAATTCGTAGCAAAGCGTGGGGAAATGGGAGTTATGATGGCACTCGCCGATGAAGGTTACAATATGGCGCAGTTGAAAAACGGAGTATGGTCATCTGGAAGAGTGGCTTATAAGAAAACCGTTTTGGATAAAGCATAGGGGGTGAGCATAAATGGAATTTTCTTTCGGTTCCAGGCTGAGACATGCTTGGAACGCTTTTACAAGCAATAAAGACCCAACAAGGGCTTATATGAATATAGGTAGCGGGTATGGATACAGACCTGATCGTCCAAGATTTTCTATGGGAAATGAACGGTCAATCGTTACGTCCGTTTTCAATCGTATTGCATTGGATGTAGCTGCGATTGATATAAAACATGTTCGGCTGGATAAGAATGGGCGATTTCTCGAAACTATTGATTCCTGTCTTAATAACTGTCTGTCGTTAGAGGCAAATCTTGATCAGACAGGCAGGGCATTTATACAGGATGCTGTTATGTCATTGTTGGATGAAGGATGCGTTGCCCTTGTTCCAGTAGACACAGATGATGACCCAGAAGATGGGTTACCAGGCTCTTTTGATATTTGTTCACTGAGAGTTGCTAAGATACTGGAATGGTATCCGGGGCATGTGCGACTCCGCATTTACAATGAACGGAAAGGAGAAAAAGAGGATATTCTTCTTCCAAAACGATTTGTCTGCATAATTGAGAATCCACTTTATGCTGTAATCAATGAGCCAAACTCAACTATGAAACGCTTAGTAAGAAAATTAAGTTTATTGGATGTGACAGATGAACAAACGGCTTCCGGTAAGCTTGATTTGATTATTCAGCTTCCATATGTAATTAAAACAGAGGCACGGAGACAACAGGCTGAAAATAGGAGAAAAGACATTGAGCAGCAGTTAGCCGGTTCTAAGTATGGAATTGCGTACACAGATGGAACGGAACATATTACTCAGTTGAATCGTTCTCTTGAGAATAATCTCATGAAGCAGATTGAGTATTTAACTTCTCTGCTATTCAGTCAGCTCGGTATTACTCAGAGTATTCTTGATGGTACCGCTGATGAAAAAACGATGCTGAATTACTATAGCAGGACTATAGAGCCTATCGTGTCAGCTATTGTGGATGAAATGAAGCGGAAGTTTCTTACAAAAACAGCTCGATCTCAGAAACAAGACATTATGTATTTCAGAGATCCATTCAAGCTTGTTCCGGTAGACAGTATTGCTGAAATTGCAGACAAATTTACAAGAAATGAAATTATGACATCCAATGAAATCAGGCAAGTCATTGGTATGCGCCCGTCTTCCGATCCAAAAGCAGATGAATTGGTGAATAGTAATATTAGTCAACCAAACGAAACTAAATCAAATGGGCAGAATCTTCCAAGTCGAGAAGAAACTGAAGAAGAACCCAGAACAGGTTAGCAGTTGTTGAATCAATTAGAGAAACTCATAACTACAAGAAATGAAGGAGGTAATTCAAAATGGTAAAGTGCGATTTTAGTGGATGGGCCACTAGAAACGACTTGCGCTGTGCCGATGGACGAATTATTCGGAAAGATGCTTTCAAAGGACAGAACGGAAAAACCGTCAGTCTTGTTTGGAATCACCAGCATAATTCACAGGATAATGTTCTCGGACACGCATTGCTCGAAAACAGAGAAGATGGCGTATACGCCTACTGTACTTTCAACGAAACAGAATCTGGCAAGACTGCCAAGGAACTGGTACAGCATGGCGATGTTGTCTCCCTGTCCATTTGGGCGAATCAGTTAAAGCAGACAGGACACGATGTTGTTCATGGTGTTATCCGTGAACTTAGTCTTGTTCTTGCTGGCGCAAATCCCGGTGCGTTCATTGATACCGTGATGAGCCATGGGATGGAGGCAGAGGATGAGATGATCATTAACTACAATGAGAACATCATGCTCTACCATTCTGCCGATGATCCGGAGAAAGAAAAGAAAGGCGAACCCCAGGAAGCAAAAAAGGAAGAGGAAAAGAAAGACCCTGATCCTAAGGGTTCCGAGGACGAGACAATCGGCGATGTTATGAAAACGTTGACCGAGAAACAGCAGAATGTCGTTTATGCAATGATTGCTGCTGCTTTGGAAGAAAATCCGGAGCAGGATGACAATGACGATGATGAAAAAGATGACAAGAATAAAGGAGGTAACAAGACTATGAAACATAATGTATTTGACCAGGGAGCTGTTCAGGAGAACACTTTCCTTAGCCATGCCGACCAGGTAGATATCATCAACCTTGCCAAGAGTAACAGTGTCGGCTCTTTGCGTACAGCCCTCAATATTTATCTGGAACAGAACAGGGAGACCTTGGAGCACAGCGGTATGGATGTTGATGATGTCCTGGTTCATGGAATCGCCGACATCGAGGCACTGTTCCCCGAATTCAGAGATGTCCGTCCAGGCGCTCCCGAGAGAATTACCCGCGATCAGGGTTGGGTTACTTCGGTAATGAGTAAGGCTTATAAGACCCCGTTCAGCCGTATCCGCACCCGTCAGATGGATGCCCGTTCCGATGAGCTTCGTGCAAGAGGTTATAAGAAGGGGAACAAGAAAGAAGACCGCGGCAATATGACCCTGTACAACAGGACCACGGACCCGCAGACTATTTTCGTAAAGGATAAACTGAACAGGGACGATATCGTTGACATCACGGACTTCGAGGTTGCTGATTACATCTATCAGGATATGCGGGAGAAGCTGAATGAAGAGATTGCCATCGCAATCATGGTCAGTGATGGAAGACTTCCTGGCGCCGAAGGCAAGATTGACGAGACCCATATCCGTCCGATTTGGGGCGATGACGAGTTCTTCACAATGCATGTTGATGTTGACATCGCAGGAGCTAAGAAGGAGCTTCAGGGTACCAATACCGGTGCTAATTTCAGTGAGAATTACATCTATGCAGAAGCGATCATCCGTGCAGCTCTCTATTCCAGGGAGAAGTATAAAGGAACCGGCCAGCCTGATTTCTACTGCACGCCTCATCTAGTAAACATCATGTTGCTTGCTAGAGATATGAACGGTCGTCGTATTTATGATACTGTTGCAGATCTGGCGAAAGCGCTGAATGTTGGGGAAATCCACACGGCTGAGCAGTTCGATGGTCTGACCAGGGAGACTTCCGATAAGAAGTCCAAAGAGCTTCTCGGAATCTTTGTAAATATGGCTGATTATACTATCGGTTCTACCAAGGGCGGCGAGATCACAAAGTTCAACCAGTTCGATATTGACTTCAACCAGGAGAAGTATCTGCTGGAGACCAGACTGTCCGGTGCTTTGACGAGGTATCGTTGCGCAATCGCTTTGGAGATGGATGTGACCGAAGAGGTGGCCGGTTAATAAGAGAATTCAAAATGGTATAAATTGACGAACCCGAGAGGTTCTTTTTTTATGCCTAAAAAGTCGGAGGAAATGAGAAATGAAGTTTTACGGACCGATCGGCTATGCTGAAATGGTGGAAACGAGCCCTGGCGTGTGGGATGAAAAAATTACAGAGCATATGTATTTCGGTGATCTGACTAGAAACACACGTAGGCTTCAAAGCGCCGAAACACTTAACGATGACATCAACATCGCAAACGAAATCAGTATAGTCGCCGATCCGTTTGCCAACGAGAATTTTCATGCCATGCGATATGTTAAGTTTATGGGCGCGAAATGGAAAATTTCTAACGTTGAAGTACAGTATCCGAGATTGATACTCACAGTAGGAGGTGTCTACAATGAGCAGCAGACGGCTGAAACTACATGATATTTTATGTAAGATTTTGGAGTGTCCGAATGAGGGTTTTGACTGCCGTGTTTATTTTCAGCCCCCTACTTCAGTTAAGATGAAATACCCCGCTATTGTGTATGGGCGAGATGATATTGAGAATGCCTATGCAAATAACGGGGTTTATCTATCTCAAATGAGATATTCAGTAACAGTAATGGACAAAGATCCGGATAGTCCTATTGTCGGTAAAGTTGCTTCACTACCTACAAGCAGGTTTAACCGACATTACGAGAAGGATAATCTGAATCATGATGTCTACACAATATTCTTTTAAGGAGGACAAAATCTATGAGACTTGAATGGGATAAAATTGGCGAGCGTTTGTATGAAACAGGCGTAGACCATGGCGCTCTTTATCCGATCCAGACCGGTGGTGTTTACACGAAAGGTGTTCCGTGGAACGGTTTGAGTGCGGTAACTGAAAGTCCGTCCGGTGCAGAGGCTTCCCCTGTTTATGCGGACAATATCAAATATCTGAACCTTATGTCTGTCGAGGAGTTTGGTGCTACTGTCGAGGCGTATACCTATCCGCCTGAGTTTGCAGAATGCGATGGATCTGTTGAGATTGTTCCTGGTATGTTTGCGGGACAGCAGAACAGAAAGATGTTCGGTATGGCTTATCGGACTATTCTCGGCAATGATGTTGACAACAATGACTATGGCTATAAGCTGCACCTGATCTACAACGCATTGGCGGCTCCTTCCGAGAAAGGCTACTCCACTATCAATGATAGCCCGGAACCTATTAGTTTATCTTGGGAACTGACCACTACTCCGGTAGCAATTACTACTGTAATCGATGGAAAGAAGCTGAAGCCTACGGCTTGCTTGACCTTTGACTCCACGAAGTTTGATAAGACTTTCATGGAGAAGTTGGAGGATATCCTGTATGGTACAAATCCTACTAGCGAAGGCGGTACCGATGGCACTGAAGCCAGACTCCCTATGCCGGATGAAATTCTCAAACTGTATCAGGAGTCTTTGGAAGCAGCAGGCTAATTTTATAACTGCATAATGTAACTGTTTAGGGAGTCGTACTCAGGGTGATGGGCTGGCGGCTCCCTATTTTATTTGAAAGGAGAAAAAAAACATGTTAAAGAAAACAATCACTTACAAGGATTACAACGGCGTTGAAAGAACAGAAGACTTTTATTTCAATCTCTCCAAGGCAGAAGCAATGGAGATGGAACTGAGTATTACCGGCGGACTTACTGAGATGATTCGGAAGATCGTAGCGGCACAGGATACGCCGACTATCATTGCGACTTTCAAACAGATTATTCTCAAGGCTTACGGAGAAAAGAGTCCGGATGGCAGACGCTTCATCAAATCTGAGGAACTTTCTAAGGCATTTTCGGAGACTGAGGCGTATTCTGACCTGTACATGGAACTGGCTACCGATGCTAATGCAGCGGCTGAATTTGTGAATGGTATTGTACCGAAGGACCCTGATGCTCCGGTGGCACAGCAACCTGCGAAACCGATTCTGACTCCGGTTACAAATTAGAAAATAATGGAGGATTGAGGGATGCTTCGTATTAACATACCGGCTGGCGAGGAGCAATGGGATGAAGTAAATGAAATCTTCATCTATCCAAAGGGACAAACGTTACAGTTGGAGCATTCCCTCGTCTCTCTTTCAAAATGGGAATCTAAGTGGTGTAAACCTTTTCTCTCAAAGCAGGAAAAAACCTTTGAGGAAAATCTGGACTACGTTAAGTGCATGACACTTACACAGAACGTAGATCCTCAGGTTTACAACTATTTGACGAGTTCCAATATTGACGTAATCAATCAGTATATAGATGCTCCGATGACAGCCACAACTTTTAGAGAAGAAAAAAAAGGAAAATCAAACAGGGAACAGGTGACTGCGGAGATTATTTATTACTGGATGATTGCTTTAAACATACCGTTTGAGTGTCAAAAATGGCACCTCAACCGTTTGCTGACTCTGATAAGGGTTTGCGACATCAAGAATTCGCCGCCTAAAAAGATGAGTAAGCGTGAAATCTTTAAGCGTAACTCTGCCTTAAATGCGGCAAGAAGAAAACAGTTGAATACTAGGGGGTGACCTTAAATGTCTGAAAAGAAGAAAGGCATAGATATATCCGTCTGGCAGGGAAATATTGACGCTGGACAGATTAAGAACAGTGGAATTGATTTTGTGATTATTCGTGAGGGTTATCGGCAGGCAGTCGATTCTAAGTTTTTTGATAACGTTAAGAAATGTAAAGAAGTGGGTCTTGCTGTCATGGGGGTTTACCACTTTTCTTATGCTCTGAATGTTGAGCAGGCAAGGCAGGAGGCGCAACTGGTGGTTGCAAATCTTCAGAAAGCTGGGCTTAGCAAAGACACCATTGTATTTTTTGATTTCGAGTATGACACGGTTACAAAGGCTGCGGCTGTCGGCGTGACACTCGGAAAAGCAGAATGTAACGCTCATACGAAGGCATTCTGTGAAACGGTAAAGTCTCTTGGATACCGTGCCGGTGTCTATTTTAATATTGACTATTACCGTAACTGGTATGACCACGCACTTCTGGATCAGTATATCAAATGGCTGGCAGACTGGACTGGAGATGCTGATTATCCTTGTGATTTTCACCAGTATACCAGCAAGGGAAGTGTTCCCGGAATCAGTGGTAACGTTGACATGAATTACTATTTTGTTCCTGAAATCAAAGAGAATGTGGTAGAGGTTGAAAATGCGAAGCCGGCAGTTGTTACTGGTGTAACAGCAGAAAAGGTTCTGGACATTGCTCGTGGATGGATCGGGTTCTCAGAAGCAAACGGTAAGTTCAAAGAGATTTTAGATCTTTACAATTCTCACAAGCCGCTTGCCCGTGGATATGCCATCAAGCATACGGATTCGTGGTGTGACTGTTTTGTGTCTGCCTGTGCGATTAAGGCAGGAGCTGTTGACCTGATCGGAACAGAAGTCGGATGTGAGAAGCATGTTGAGATTTTCAAAGCGATGGGTATTTGGAACGAAGACGGCTCTGTGAAACCGGCAGTCGGCGATGTCATCGTATTCAACTGGGATGATTCCACGCAACCTAACGATGGATATTCAGATCACATTGGCTATGTCGAGCAGGTTTACGGCGATACCGTCGTTTGCATTGAGGGTAATATGAACGACCAGGTAGGTCGGAGAACAATCAATGTTGGCTGGGGTTATATTCGTGGATTCGCCCATCCGAAGTATGCGAAAGACAATTCCGCACCGATTGTTGCTACTGCAAAGAGTATCGATGAACTTGCCAATGAAGTGCTTCAGGGTGCCTGGGGAAATGGTGATGCCCGGAAGAATGCTATAACGGCAGCGGGTTATGACTATGCGGCTGTTCAGAAACGAGTGAATGAACTTTGCGGAAATAGTTCCAAAAAATCCATTGACGAGATCGCCAAAGAAGTTGTTAATGGCGCCTGGGGAAATGGCGACGCAAGAAAGAATGCTCTTGAGCAGGCCGGATACGATTACGGTGAAGTTCAGAAGAGAGTAAATATTCTTGTTAAGACAACTAAAAGTTCCATTGATGCGATTGCCAGGGAAGTGATCGCTGGTAAATGGGGTAATGGGCAGGACAGAAAGAACCGTTTGAATCAGGCTGGATATGATTTCGCGGCTGTCCAAAAGCGAGTGGACGAACTCATGTAAGGAGATTTTCATATGATAACGTTCAGACAAAAGGGCGACTTCTCCAAGCTGACACGTTATCTGGAGAAAGCCAAATCGGTCGTTAAGTTGAGTGACCTTGATAAGTATGGCAAAGAAGGAGTAGCTGCTCTTGCATCTGCAACCCCGGTGGATACTGGCTTAACAGCCAATTCATGGTCATACGAGATCAAACACGGAAATGGAACGGTATCGATTTCATTTAAAAATTCAAACATTCAAAATGGAGTTCCGATTGCGATTATTTTGCAGTATGGACATGGAACTCGAAACGGTGGCTGGGTACAGGGGCGAGACTACATCAATCCTGCTATCCAGCCTATTTTTGACAAAATTGCAAATGACGCATGGAGGGAGGTTACTAAGCTATGAGTACAACGGTTGATGAAAGAGTTGTCGAGATGCGGTTTGACAACAGGCAATTTGAAAGTAACGTTCAGACCAGTTTGTCAACCCTCGACAAGCTCAAGCGTAGCCTGAATCTTGACGGTGCAGTAAAAGGTCTGGAGGGTATTAGCGCAGCATCAAAAAAATGTGATATGTCCGGACTTTCCAGTGCAGTCCAAACAGTTCAGGCTAGGTTCTCAGCGTTGGAGGTCATGGCAGTAACTGCTCTTGCGAACATAACGAATTCAGTAATCAATACGGGGAAACAGATGCTGAGTTCTTTAACCATCGCTCCTATCAAAGATGGTTTTGCCGAGTATGAACTGAAAATGGGCTCTATTCAGACAATTATGATGAGTACCGGAGCCTCATTGGAAGATGTAAATAAATACCTGAATGAATTGAACACCTATGCCGACAGAACTATTTATTCATTTGCAGATATGACGTCCAATATCGGTAAGTTCACGAATGCAGGAGTTAAGCTTGAAGATGCTGTAATGGCTATTCAGGGTATTTCAAATGAAGCGGCTGTTTCAGGAGCAAATGCGAACGAAGCTTCCAGGGCTATGTATAACTTTGCCCAAGCATTGTCGGCAGGTTATGTAAAACTGATTGACTGGAAATCCATTGAAAATGCAAACATGGCAACTGTGGAGTTTAAGACTCAACTGCTTGAAGCTGCTGTGGCTGCCGGAACAGTGGAAAAGACCACAGATGGTATGTATAAAGTTTTGTCCAAAAACAATCAGGGCAGTACAATGGATGAAACTATTGATGCTACGAAAAACTTCAATGATAGTTTGCAGTATCAGTGGATGACAACAGATGTTCTTGTTAGCACTTTGAGAGATTATGCTGATGAGACAACAGAAATTGGTAAAAAGGCTTTTGCAGCAGCCCAGGAAGTCAAAACATTCACCCAGTTAATGGATACGCTTAAAGAAGCGGTTGGTTCTGGTTGGGCTATGACGTGGGAGATTTTGTTTGGTGACTTTAACGAAGCCAAAACCATGTGGACAGATGCCAGTAATTATTTCGGCGGGCTTATTGATGCCATGTCGGATGCTCGAAATTCCATGTTACAAGGATGGAAAGATCTTGGTGGAAGAGCCGCCGTTATTGATGCTGTAAAGAATGCATTTGGAGCACTGGTTAGTGTTGTAAAGCCGGTGAAAGATGCGTTTAGAGAGATATTTCCTCCTACAACATCTCAGCAGCTTTACAACATGACGATTGCCTTGAAAGAATTTACTTCTCGTTTGAAGCTTAGCGATACAGCATCAGCAAACTTGAAGAAAACATTCAAGGGCGTATTTGCTGTTTTGGATATTGGTAAGCAGGCATTTTCAGCTTTATTCAAAGGTATTACCCCGTTATTTGGCGGCTTCGAGACTTTGGGTGGAGGAATTCTAGGCGTTACAGGAAATATTGGTGATTTTCTTGTAAGCATTGACGATTTTATCAAAAAGAATGATATTTTCGGAAAATCAGTTCAAGGGGTTATTGATTTCGTTGGGAAGGCGGTCAATGCCTTTAAGGATTTTGCAAAAGAAGTAAAGGATAAATTCAATCTTCCGGATTTGGACACGGTTAAAGAATCTGTAAAAGAATTCCTAAACATTCTTAAAGAGAAAATCAACGTTCCAGGTTTGGAATTATTTCATTCTATACTCGAAAGAATCCATATCAGGATGTCTCAGGTTGGAGAAGCTGCTGGAGAAATGAAGGGCGGTGTCATTATCGCTATCGGTGCCATAGGAGAGACTCTTTCAAAATGTAAATTCTTGCAGTTGCTTCAGGCTTTGTGGAATGGCGTAAAAACAATCGTCGGTGGAATTACACAGGTTATTAGTGGTTTAGCGGATACGATTATTGAAAAACTTGGAAACGCCGACTTCAGTGGAATTATTGATTTGCTAAATGGTTTATCCCTTGGTGGTATTGCGATTGGGCTTACCAAATTTATAAACAGTCTTTCTAATCCGTTGGATAGCCTCGGCGACATTATGGAAAATGTAACGGGAATTCTTGACGGGGTAAGAGGATGTTTTGAAGAGTATCAAAATCAGTTAAAAGCAGGAACATTGATAAAGATTGCTACTGCTATTGGTATTTTAGCAGCGTCAATTGTAGCGATTTCTCTGGTTGACAGCGATAAACTTGCAGGTTCCCTCGGAGCAATTACGGTTATGATGACGGAACTGATAGCTGCTATGGCTGTGTTTAATAAGCTCGGTGGTGTGTCTAGTAAAGGGGCTGGAAAACTTATCGTATTTGCAGCCGCTGTTCTTGTTCTATCGAGTGCAGTAAAAAAGATGGCAAGCCTTAGCTGGGGCGAACTGGCAAGAGGTCTGGTTGGTGTAGGTGTGTTGTTGGCTGAACTTGATGCTTTCATGGCTACAGCAAAGTTTAACAAGAAAGCTATGTCTAACGCCGTTGCTATGGTTATATTTGCAGCAGCAATCAAGGTTATGGCATCTGCCGTCAAGGCTCTCAGTGGTTTGAGCTGGGAAGAGATGGCGAAGGGTTTACTTGGTGTAGGTGTTCTTCTTGCCGAAGTGGATATTTTCTTAAATACTGCAAAATTCAGTGGAAAAGCAATGTCTACGGCTACTGGAATGCTTGTCATGGCAGCAGCATTAAAAGTGTTGGCTTCTGTATGCGGCGATTTTGCTCAGATGAAATGGGGTGAAATAGGAAAAGGTCTTACTGCGGTTGGTGCGTTACTTCTGGAGGTTGCAGCATTCACAAAGCTTACCGGAAACGCAAAGCATGTTGTATCTTCGGGGCTTGCTTTGGTGGAGATAGCAGCAGCGATGAAGATATTTGCGTCGGCAATGAGTGACTTTGCGAGATTCTCATGGGAAGAGATTGCAAAAGGACTTGTGGCAATGGGAGGAGCTTTAGCTGAGGTTGCTATAGCCACGAATTTGATGCCTAAGAATATGATCGGAATAGGAACTGGTCTTGTTATCGTAGGTGCAGCTCTTGAAATTGTTGCAGATGCTTTGGGAAAGATGGGAAAATTCTCATGGGAAGAGATTGCAAAAGGACTTGTGGCAATGGGAGGAGCTTTAGCCGAACTCGCTATCGGTCTAAATCTGATGAATGGCACATTGGCCGGTTCAGCAGCAATGTTTGTGGCTGCGGCCGCTTTAGGTGTCTTGACTCCGGTTCTTAGTGTTTTAGGAGCTATGAGTTGGGAAGGAATCGCAAAAGGGCTTATCACGGTAGCGGGGGCATTCACAATTATTGGAGTTGCTGGAGCAGTTCTTACACCGCTTGTCGGAACGATTCTTGCGTTGAGCGGAGCGTTTGCTCTTATCGGTGTGGGCGTGGTGGCTATTGGCGCTGGATTATTGGCAGCAGGATTGGGTTTATCCGCATTGGCAGTTGGGTTTACAGCTTTTGCTGCTTCTCTTACTGCTGGCGCTACGGCTGTTGTTGCCGGATTAACGGTTATTATTACTGGAGTAGCGGGCCTTATACCTGCAATAGTGGCTAAAATCGGTGAGGCAATCGTAGAGTTTTGTAAAGTGATTATTGCAAGTGCTCCTGTTCTTGGCGAGACGATTAAGACAGTTGTGCTGACTCTTGTTGATGTGCTGATCGAGTGTGTACCTGCTATAGCAGATGGCGCTTTAGCATTGATTGCAGGAGTTTTGGAGGCGTTGGTTGCGTACACGCCTTCTATCGTGGATTCTATATTCCAATTCCTGATTGCTATTCTTGATGGAGTTGCGAAAAATCTGCCGACACTTATCCAATCGGCAGTAAATGTTCTTATGGCTTTCTTCTCTGGAGTCATAGATGCTCTGAGTGGGATAGATGTTGACGTGCTTGTAAAAGGCATCGCCGGTATTGGTTTACTTTCCGCTATTATGGTAGCATTAGGTGCTGTTGCAGGACTTGTTCCGGGAGCTATGGTTGGCGTGCTTGGCATGGGTGTTGTTATAGCTGAATTAGCACTGGTATTAGCGGCAGTAGGAGCGTTAGCTCAAATTCCGGGATTATCCTGGCTTATCGGCGAAGGAGGAAAACTATTACAAGGAGTAGGAACAGCTATTGGTCAGTTTGTTGGCGGTATTGTCGGCGGATTTATGAGTGGTGTATCAAGTCAGTTCCCTCAAATTGGTTCAGATCTGTCGGCATTTATGACAAATATTCAGCCATTTATAGAGGGAGCCAAGTCAATAGATTCTTCTATGATGGAAGGTGTAAAAGCACTTGGAGAAACGATTCTTATTCTTACTGCTGCTGATATTTTGCAGGGATTGACATCCTGGCTTACAGGCGGTTCTTCACTTTCAGGCTTTGCTGAAGAGCTTGTACCATTCGGAACTGCGATGAAAGATTTTTCAACAGAAATTGCTGGCATGGATGGTAATTTGGTAGCGAATGCAGCAACGGCCGGTAAAACATTGGCAGAAATGGCATCAACTCTTCCTAATAGTGGGGGTGTTATAGGATTTTTTGCCGGTGAGAATGACATGAAACAGTTTGGTGAGCAGCTTATCCCATTCGGAGAAGCTATGATGGGATTTGCTCAGGCAGTAGCCGGACTGGACGCAAATGCTGTGGCAGAAGCTGCGGTGGCAGGAAAAGCTATGGCAGAAATGGCTACTACTATTCCAAACACGGGAGGTGTGGTCGGATTTTTTGCCGGTGAAAATGACATGAAACAGTTTGGAGAACAGCTTGTGCCGTTTGGAGAAGCTATGATGAACTTTTCATTGGCGGTAGATGGATTGAAAGCAGATGCTATTGTGAACTCGGCTACCGCTGGTAAGGCTCTTATTGAGCTGGCAAATACCGTTCCAAACAGTGGGGGAGTCGTGGAATTCTTTACAGGAGGAAACGACATTGATACCTTTGCGGCAAAGATTGTGCCATTTGGAAAAGCTATGAAAGAATATTCAGATGCCGTGGCAGGAATTGATGCGGATGCCGTGATGAGTTCTGCTACAGCCGGCGCATCACTTGTTGAATTGGCAAATACACTTCCAAATACTGGAGGAGTTGTGAGTTGGTTTACGGGTGATAACGATATTGGAGCTTTTGGGCAGAGTCTTGTATTGTTCGGTGAGAATTTCAAACAGTATTCTGATTATATGGCTGGAGTTGATGCTGGTATCGTGACAGCAACAACCAATGCAGCTACATCAATTGTTGAGCTTCAGAAAAGTTTACCAAAAGAAGGAGGGTGGTTCTCGGATGATATGACACTTGCTGATTTTGGTAAGGATATGTCTTCATTTGGGTCTTATTTCTCGTCCTACTATGCTTATATTAGCGGAATTGATACTGGTGTGTTATCCGGGGTTATTACCCAGACAAACAGGCTGGTGGATATGGCAAAAGGTATGGTTGGTCTTGATACAAGTGCAATGTCTGGTTTTAGTACCGCACTAACTTCTTTGGGGCAGGCTGGGATTACCGGATTCATCAATGCGTTCAACAACGCAGATTCTCAGGTATCAGCGGCAGCGACCCATATGTTGACTACTTTTTCCAGTGCAGCGAATGCTCAGCAGGGTAACGTGACATCTACGTTTACAAATCTGGTGCAGGCGATTCTTACAGCTATCAATGGAAAGCAGGCTGAATTTCAAACGGCAGGTTCCACACTGATGATAAAATTTATTGCCGGTGTAAAAATGCAGGACAGTTCGACGAGAATTACGTTCACTACGATTATCAGCGGATGCTTAACAGCGATTAAAAATAAGTATGCAGAATTCCAGACAGTGGGGTCAACAAGCATGATCCGGTTGATTGCCGGTGTAAAAATGCAGGACACAAATGCACGGACAACATTCCTGAACATCATTACGGCTTGTTTAACAGTTATCAAGAATAAGTATCCTGAGTTTGAGAGTGCTGGTCAACAATGTATGATTAAGTTGATTGCTGGTGTACGTAGTAAAGAAGGAGAACTGAAGAATTCATTCGTTGCAGTTTTGAGTGCGTGTGTTACTTCGATTCGGGACAAATACAACGATTTCTATTCGGCTGGTAATTATCTGGTTGAAGGATTCGCTAAAGGTATCGACGAAAACACTTACAAAGCGGAAGCTAAATCAAAAGCGATGGCTTCGGCTGCGGCTAAAGCTGCTAAGAAAGAATTGGATGAGCACTCACCTTCTAAGGTGGGGTATCAGATTGGCGACTACTTTGGCGTGGCATTTGTCAACGCTATCGGTAACTATGAAGATAAAGCTTATAGAACCAGTACTGATATGGCGAATGCTGCTAAAAGTGGTTTGAGCAATGCAATTTCCAAGGTGAAAGATTTCATCGAAAACGGAATTGATGCCCAGCCGACAATTCGTCCGGTTATTGACCTGTCAAATGTAGAAGCTGGAACCAGTAGGCTGAGTGCTATACTCAGTCGGACACAAGCTTTAACAATTAGTTCTCGCATGAATGAGGGACGTTACGTTGACATTCAAAATGGAGCTGATCCGGTTAAATCTGGAAGTACATTTAGCTTTACACAAAATAACTACTCGCCTAAGTCATTGTCGAGAGTGGAAATTTATCGGCAGACGAACAACCAGTTCTCGGCATTTGAAAGGATGGTGAAAGCATGATTAAGTCAATCACTGTGACAAACTATCTTGGCGATAGCATAAAACTTGAATTAGCGAGGCCGGAGGAATCTGGCTTTATCGTTACTTCTGTGACCGGTTTGGGAGCCGGAAAAGCAAACATCAACATGACCGAAGTTGCTACCAATAACGGTGGATTGTTTAACTCTTCCAGGCTTCCGAGCCGAAATATTGTGATTTCTTTGAAATTCATGTTCAAAGAAACTATCGAGGATATGAGACAGCTTTCTTACAAGTATTTTCCTATTAAAAAGAAGCTGACCTTGCTTGTTGAAACCGATAATCGTCTGGCTGAAATTGACGGGTATGTAGAAACAAATGAGCCGGATATTTTCAGTAAGGAAGAGGGTTCGGATATCTCCATTGTGTGTCCGAATCCTTTCTTTTATTCTGCTGGTGAAGATGGAAAGAACACCACAATCTTTTTTGGTGTTGAACCGATGTTTGAGTTTCCGTTCAGTAACGAATCTCTCGAAGAGTGCCTTCTGGAAATGGGTGCAATCCAAAACCAGACAGAAAAGGTTGTGGTCTACAACGGAGATGCAGAGATTGGTGTTACAATTACCATTCACGCAGTCGGCAAAGCGAGTAACATCACAATTTATAATACTGGAACTCGTGAAATTATGCGGATTGACACAGACAAGTTGGAGGCTTACACAGGTTCTGGCATTGTAGCGGGCGATGACATCGTAATCTGCACCGTAAAAGGAAACAAGTCAATCACGCTGATTCGAGGTGGTAAATCAACCAATATTTTAAACTGCCTTGAGAAAAATGCAGATTGGTTTCAGTTAGCAAAAGGAGATAATATCTTTGCTTATACGGCACAGTCCGGTGGCAGCAATCTTCAGTTTAAGATTGAAAATCGTATTGTTTATGAGGGGGTATAGTGTATGGATTTGACTGTTTTAAACACAGATCTGAATGCTGTCTCCATCATAGACACTTACGAATCATTTATCTGGACAGATCGTTATTGTGAGTATGGAGACTTTGAACTATACACGATGATGACCAATACTGTTCTTGGCTTTATCAAACAGGATTACTATGTGATGAACCGTGATTCCGAGCATGTCATGATTATCGAAAAGATACAGATTACATCTGATGCGGAGAACGGAAATCACGTTACGGTGACAGGTAGGTCTCTTGAATCTATTTTAAACAGAAGAATTGTCTGGGGGCAAAAGACCATTACCGGTAATCTTCAAAATGGAATAAAAACCCTTCTTATGGATGCTATTATTTCTCCTTCTGATAGTAGCCGACAAATCAGCAACTTCGTTTTTGAAGCATCGACAGACCCCGCGATTACCAATCTTACGATTGATGCTCAATACACAGGCGATAATTTATACGACGTGATAAGCAAGTTGTGCAGCGAGAGAAACATCGGATTTAAGATTACTTTGAATGATCAGAAACAGTTTGTATTCAAACTCTATGCAGGAACAGATCGGTCTTATGATCAGACAGAAAATCCATATGTGGTATTCTCTCCGAACTTTGAAAACATCATTAACAGTAACTACATGGAGTCTAAGTCATCTTTGAAGACTATTACGCTTGTTGGTGGTGAAGGTGAAGGCGCAGCCAGACGGTATACAACTGTTGGAGGAGGCAGCGGATTAAATCGAAGGGAGCTGTTTACCGATGCTAGAGATATTTCCTCTGATGTTGGAGATGGTGTAACCTTATCGAATGCCGAATACATTTCTCAGTTAAAACAACGTGGAAGTGAAAAACTGGCTGAAAATACAGATGTGACGTCTTTCGAGGGGCAAGTGGAGACAACCATTATGTTCCGCTATGGAGAAGATTTCTTCAACGGCGATATCGTTCAAATTGCTAACGAATACGGACATGAAACAAAAGCTCGGATTTTGGAGATAGTCATGTCAGAAAATGAGGAAGGGAGTTCGGTTTACCCGACTTTTAAAACAATAACCGAGGAAGGAGGAGAGTAAAAGTAAATGAGCGTTACAAGTGGATTTTTCAACTCGTTCAATCATGATCGACGGTACAATGCAGAACAGATGTCTGCTATCTTTGACGGAATCATAAATGATGGTGTTTTTGCAAACATTGGTACAGCTTTTGCTGTTCAGGCCGATGAAGGCGATAATATTTCTGTTGGGATTGGACGGGCATGGTTCAACAGTACATGGCTTTTGAATGACGCAATTCTCATTCTTACTGATGATGTATCAGAGATTCTTTTGGATCGTTATGATGCAGTTGTTATCGAGATAGACCATTCGGATTCTGTTCGGGCAGGTACTATCAAGATTGTGAAGGGAAGTGCGTCAAGTTCACCGCAATTTCCTACGCTGTTACATACGACCGATGTGAATCAGTATCCATTGGCTTATATTTTCCGTAAAGCGGGCTCTATGGAGATTACCCAGGCCGATATTACAAACATGGTTGGCACAAGTAGTTGTCCGTATATTACAGGAATCCTCGAAGTGGTAAATGTTGACAACATCGTTGCTCAATGGGAGGCTCAATGGAAACAGTGGTATTCCAATATTACCACAAACGGGTCAGAGGACTTTACAAGCTGGATGGGTGAAAATGCAGCCATGTTTGCTACTTGGTTTGCCGGTTTGCAGATGATTCTTAGCGGAGATGAAGCTGCGAATTTATTGCTCTTGATACAGGCTCATGGAATTTGTGATACCGATACCGGAACGGCGGAAAAAGCTGTAACCAGTATCGGTTTTTCTTTGGTCGAAGGAGCTACCATTCGGATAAAGTTTTCTGCGGATGAAGAGCCGATTGGAAATGAAGAAGAATTGGAAGACTCGAACGGAAATGCGATTCTCGATGCGGATGGACACACAATTATCGGCGTTCTTGATTTTGGCAAGATTGCTGAAAATCCAACACTTAATGTGAGTGGTACGGGGGCTTATCCGCTTCTGCATAGAGGCTCCCCAGTTCCTGGACTTTCTCTTTGTAATGGGCGAATCTATTCGGTCCTTTTTGACGGATATGCTTACGAAATCGTAGGTGATATTGGCATGACTGGTGGCTATCAGAGAGATGTCCCGATTGTTCTTCCCGCAGATGGGGTTTATCAGATTCTTTTAGAGGATTCATCAGAGTCAGAATGTTGCGGACTTTATATTTACCATACGGCGACTGGAAAATTAACAGCAATACATGAAGCATCAGGCGTATCGATTATCGGAGAGGGATTGACATTAAAAGTAACTTCAAGCCGTAAACCATCGCTACACTATGCAAGGATTTAATAGAAAGGAGAAATTAAGAATATGAAAATTACAGAGTATCCCGGAATTGGGAAACTGACTGAGGACAATGTCCTGTTGATAGACGGGGACAACGGAACAAAAAAGATTTTTGTTGGTGACGCTATCATGGAGATGCTTCATCTGACATCGGCAGAGCTTCACAGAATGATTTTCAGAGGAAAGAATCTTGGGAGTGTCTTGACTGCGGAACAGAAAACAGCGATTCAAAATGGAACGTTTGAAGATCTCTGGCTTGGGGATTATTGGGAAATTGAGGGAAGAATCTGGCGGATTGTAGATTTTGACTATTGGCTGCATTGCGGCGATACCGCATTTGAAAATCATCATCTGGTGGTTATGCCTGATAAGTGTCTTTATACGGCAGCGATGAATTCTACCAACGTAACAACTGGAGCGTATGTCGGATCAGCGATGTATACTTCCGGGCTTAATCAAGCGAAGACGATTGTTACAGCGGCTTTCGGAAATGCGGTGCTCACACATAGGGAATATCTTGCTAACGCTGTTAGTAATGGTAGACCGAGTGCAGGAGCTTGGTATGACTCTAAAGTAGAACTCCCTAATGAGTGCATGATGTACGGTCATCTGCATTTCTCGCCAGTATCAGATGGCACAAATGTTCCTGCTATATACACAATCAGCAAGACTCAGCTTGCGTTAATGATGGTATGCCCCAAGTTCATCAATCCGGAAAGAGAGAATCAGTGGTTGAGGGACGTCGTTTCTGCGGCTCTTTTCGCTGATGTGAACGCCATTGGCTTTACGACCTGCCACTACGCTTCTTACACTTTTGGAGTTCGTCCGGTTATCGCCATTGGTTAGGTAAATCTAGGGGCCTTGTGCCCCCTCTGGGGTAAACACCGTATTCAGGTGACCAAAATTTGCGCTATAAAAAATAAGAATTAAATGAAAGGAAGAATCAAAATGGATGAGAAAATCTATAAAGTTACCCTTGCCGATGGAACAGAGCTTGCGGGTCTTTCCATGAATGGTAATAATTTTATTTCGGCTGTTCCTGTTGATGCAGACATTTTTACAGCGAACTGTTCACCTGTTGCGATTAGCGATGGAGAAAAAGAGGAAATCCATGAGCACATGGAACTGGTGCAGGTAACAGTTGTTGATGACAGATACTGGTTTGTTCTTCGTGACCTGACAACCGCAGAGTTGGAACAGGAAAAAATGAAATCCGATATCGAATACATCGCTATGATGTGCGATGTTGAACTTTAAGAAAGGAGATCACCATTATGCATAGCAATAAATACGATACTGTAAAACGCTACTACAGCCTGAAGCTGTGGAATGACACAAAAGTTCGTAATGCCGTAGTAAAAGGCTGGATCACCGAAGCAGAATTTGCTGAGATTACGGGGAAAGCTTACTAAATGAGCGTTCTTGTCAGTGACCGAAAAGAATCGAAGTTTGAGGCAATCACATTTTCTGTTGAACTTCACAACATGCTGCTTGACTTTATGCAGAGAAACTTTGGAGTGAAAGACTTGGAACAATTTGTCAGGATTCAGTATGCTTACGGGAAAGAGCCAACCGAGAATTTTTCAAAGTATCGGTACCTGATGACCAATTTCAAAAATAGAATTGATCAACTGGCGTCTCAACTTACAAGCAATATCAGAGCGGCTAATTCTATCTATCCAACTTCCATGCATGAGTATGAAGAACGCAGAGATTACCAGAATAAGGCAATCATTAACTGTGAACAGATTATAAAAGAGTTACAGCGTATTGTGGAAATCTTTGAGGTCGATATAAATGTCTACGGCAGATATGTAAAAGCTATCGACCGAGAAATCGGTTTGATAAAGAAGTGGCGTCAGAGGGATCGTAAGATCAAATCATATTTACCACCGGGCAACACCTAATACGTGTCGTTTCTGCGGCTAATTTCGCTAATGTGAACAACAATGGCAATACGAACTACAACAACGCTTCTAACACTAATGGAGTTCGTCCGGATTCTTCGCCTAACCAACGGAGAAGGAGGTGTTGTCCGTTCCATCAAAGGATAAATGACAAAGCTGGACGCAATTTACTACGGTAAATATTGCTATCACGGTGAATAATTATGACGTATGAGGAGATTGTATCTGACGCCAACAACTTGTATAAGGCTTACAGGGCTTCTATAAAAGGCAGTAAATGGAAGGAAACGACGCAGAAATTCATCATGAATTTCCTTAGATATATCTTTTCCATACAAGAAGAGCTTCTCAATCGGACACTTCAAAATGGGCCGACCGAGGAGTTCTCTTTGTCTGAACGAGGCCGTGTAAGACCTATTACAAGTATCCAGATAAAGGACAGAATTGTCCGCCACGCCCTTTGTGATGAAGTAATTTTGCCAGAGGTGAAGAAACATATCATTTACGATAATTGCGCATCTATTAAAGGTCGGGGCATTTCACGCCAGAGATTTCGTTTTGAGGTGCATCTTCGGAAGTATTACAAGTTACATGGTAACGAAGGATGGATTTTATTTGGAGACTTCTCAAAATTTTACGACAATATTATTCATGAGATTGCAAAGCGGGAACTGCTGAAATTATTTGACGATGATAAGTTCATTGGCTGGCTCTTAACACTAATATTTGATGGATTCAAGATTGACGTTTCTTACATGACTGATGAAGAATACGCAAACTGTATGGAATCCACGTTCAACAAAAACGAATACCGGAAAATTCCAAAGGAAAAACTCACCGGCGAAAAATGGATGGCTAAATCTGTTAATATTGGAGATCAGTTATCTCAAATCGTCGGTATTTATTATCCTTACCGAATCGACAATTATGTTAAGTATGTGATGAGCCAGAAGTTCTATGGAAGATACATGGACGATTGGTACGTCATGAATCCAGACAAGCAGGTACTTCTCAATATCCTTGATGGAATTCGCACCATAGCAAATGAACTTGGCATTCATATCAATGAGAAGAAAACCAGAATCGTCAAGATTTCCAGTACATACAAATTCCTGCAAATTAGGTACACGCTTACCAAAGATGGAAAAATCATAAAACGTATCAATCCCGATAGGGTTACAGCAATGCGGAGAAAACTGAAGAAGCTGGCCGTTAAAGTGCGGAATAATGAGATTGATTATGATGGAGTCGAAAACATGTTCCGTGGTTGGATGGGTAGCTTTTATAAGTTAATGTCCAGACAACAGCGCAAAAATCTTATCGGGCTTTATGAGGACCTATTCGACAAAACGATTACGGTTGTCAACAAAAAGCTGGTTATATTCGATAGGTCACCACAACAAAAAATAAAGGAGGTATAGACATGGAGTCCTGGCTTCAAATCTTACTTACAATTTTTAGCTCAGTCTTAGCGTCTTCTGGGCTGTGGGCCTATGTAACAAAACGGCTTGAAAAGAAAGACGTAAAAACAGAAATGCTTATAGGGCTTGGACATGACCGGATTATGTATCTTGGCATGGCCTATATTGAGAGGGGATATATTACTTCGGATGAGTATGAAAATCTTTACGAATATCTCTATAAGCCTTATGAAAAAATGGGCGGAAATGGCTCCGCCAAGCGAATTATGAACGAGGTAAATAAACTACCTATACACAAATCACAATATAAGGAGGAAACAAATCATGAAGATGAGTAACAAAACTTACGATGCGTTAAAATGGGTGGCACAGTTTCTGCTTCCGGGGGCAGGTACTTTGTATTTTGCATTGGCGGGTATCTGGGGACTTCCCTATGGGGAGCAGGTAGTCGGTACTATCACGGCTGTCGATACTTTCCTTGGAGTTCTTTTGGGAATCAGTACGGCGAGTTATAACAAAACCAACTAACTAAAGGAGGATGCTGACACATGGCTAATCAATATGTAAATAAAGTTATCTATGGCGGCAATACTCTGGTAGACCTTACGAGTGATACTGTTGATTCCACCCATCTTCTCAAAGACGCAACAGCTCATGATAAGTCTGGTGCGCCTATTATCGGCGAATGTACCTTTGATTCGGATACTTCCGATGCCGATGTGGCGGTTGCTGAGATTCTTACGGGGAAGACTGCTTATGCCAGAGGTGTAAAGGTAAAAGGAACAATGCCGAATAATGCTGGTATCAATGAGAAGATTACGACTCTCGCCCAAGAGGTGACTGTTCCGAAAGGATATCACGATGGTAGTGGAAAAGTTTCGATTGATGCAACAGAACAGGTGAAGCTTGTCGCAGCGAATATTCGGGAAGGAATCACAATTCTTGGCGTAGAGGGTTCAATGTCTGGTTCTGAAGGAATGAAGGCCCAGGCAAAGACTGTAACACCGGCAAAAACAGAACAGACGATCCTTCCGGATACAGAGAACGAATTCAACTGTTTGTCTCAGGTCACTGTTGCTGCAATTCCATATACAGAAACAGACAATGCTGCTGGAGGTAAAACGGTAACGATTGCGGGGTGATTAAATGGCAGTAAATAAAGTTGTTTACGGCAACGAAACTTTAATCGACCTTACAAACGACACTGTCGTACCTGAAGTGCTTCGGAGAGGATACACAGCTCACAAGGCAGACGGTACAGTCATCAACGGGGAACAGGGGATCTTGACATTTGATGATTATCCTAACGAAGAAAAATTCTTTCATGAATTACAGGATTCAGATGGGGAAAGGATTCTCGATGATTCCGGGGGAACAATCTGGAGTAAGACAGTGTACCGAAAAGTATAGGAAGGAGGTCGCATTATGGGAAACAGTATCGAGTGTGTTGGCGCTGTGAAAGCTATTCATCAGTCCGATAACGTTGACAGATGGAAAAGAGAATACCAGTGTTTCAAAGCAGATTTTGGCGATCTTCCGAAAGATGATGATTTGGCAAGCGGTTCATCTGTGATGATTTTAGATACCGGGGAATACGCTGAATACCATAGACCGACCAAGTCTTGGAATATTATTTGATGGGAGGAGTGAGACATGACAGGAAATCAGGCTTACGCTCTCTCCCGCAAATACACGGAAGAGAGTCTTAAAGGAGCGGGTGCTCTTAAAGGAAAAAGTCCTTACGAAATAGCGGTGGATAATGGCTATACTGGAACAGAACAGGAATGGCTTGAAAGCTTAAAAGGTTCTCCTGAAAGTCTGCTCTCAGATGAAGAAGTTTCAGAAGAGTCTACTTGGAGTTCTGCCAAAATTTCAGAGGAACTGAAGAAAATTTCCGAAAGTGGTGGCGTAGTCAGTTACCATGAAACGGACAACGATTTTGGCGGGAAAACCGTTACCATTTCGTAA